AAGAAGACTCTATTAGGAGCTTCACCATCTATTTCTGTTATGCATGACATAATATTGAATAACAAAATAGGATTCTCATCAGAACTCTCATGTCTTCTTCT